GTGCTGCTCTGATGCCGCGCGATGGCGTATACGGGCTTGATGAGGTCCTCGGGAACCTGAACAAGGAGCTGGCCGGGATCAAGAATCGCTCGATCGCGGGGCTGCTCGAAGGCGGCCTCGTCGTTCAACGCGACGCGCAGCGCAACGTGCCGGTCGAGTACGGCAACCTCCGAGCGTCGGCCTACACGCGCAAGGCGCAGGATGACCCGCAAGCCGTCGAGGTCGGGTTCACGGCTGCGTACGCGGTCTTCGTGCACGAGGACCTCGAGCAGACGCTGAAGGGCAAGCCACGCCCGAGCGGTCTCGGCACGTATTGGAATCCCGGCGGCCCGAAGTTTCTCGAGCGATCACTCCGCGACAACGAGCGCGCGATCGTCGAGATCGTTCGGGCGCGCGCATCGGTCGGTGAGAGCGCATGAGATCTGCAGCGGACGAGCTCGCTCACTACCTCGAGGACCGGGGCATTGGGCTCTTCGGCGGTAACGCCGACTGGTCGATCCACATCGACCGCGAGCCGTTCGCGCCCGACCGCGTCGTGACGCTCTACGACACTGGCGGCTCGGCCAACGTCTCGATCGATCCAGAGATCCGCAATCCGACATTTCAGGTGCGCGTTCGCGGTCTCACCTTCGGCGAGGCGTATGAGATGCAGGAGCGCATCTCGCAGATCCTGACGCAGCCCGGCAGCGATCACGCGTCCTTCGAGCGCGTCATCGGAGGGCATGTTTATCTATTGATCGTCCGGACGTCGGATATCCTCTCGCTCGGCCGCGACGAGAACGATCGAATCCGTCTCACGGCGAACTATCAAGCGATGCGGCAACAGTTGGAGGTCGAGGCATCATGAGCGAAATCGGCTGGAATGGGCGATCTCTCCAGATCTGGAAGGACGGCCAGAAGATCGCGGCCGTCCGCGAGAAGACGGTGACGCACACGCGCGAGCCGATCGACGTCACGACCGACGATTCTAATGGCGATCGCACGCTGCTGCCGGCGCCGGCGCTGCGGGCGATCGATGTGTCGGTCGCGGGCGTTGCGACCGAGGACAACTTTCAGGCGTTCCTCCAGCATTGGAAGGACGATCAGTTCCTCGATGTCCAGGTGCGCAATCCCGACGGCTCGGCCGAGTCGGCGCAAGAGGGATTCTTCTTGGGCAACATCGAGTTTCAGGGCTCGTACAACGATGCGGTCGTCTTCACTGCGCAGCTCATGAGCTCGGGACCGTGCCAGATCGAGCCGGGCAGCTGAGCATAGGGGGAGAGGATGGCGCGCACGGTCCGCAAGACGATCACATTCCCCATCTTCGACGAGGACGTCACGATCGATATCGACTGGCGCATCGTCGAGGCGGCGGAGCGCGCGTATCGAGACGCCGGCGATCGCATCGTGAACGCCGACAATATCGCGATCTCGCTCGGTACGCCGGCGGGGATGTCCAGGTCGCGCATCGCCGACGTCCTCATCGAGTGGATGCGCTTGCAGCAGGTCATGCCGGAGGGCCGGAAGCGCGTCGAGGTGCGTGAGCACATCGTCACGGCGCGGCCCGAGCGGCTCAATCGATACGCGGGCTGCATCCAGGGCGCGATCCTGTACGCGCTGAGCTACATCGACGAGCGGCAGCTTCGGATCCTCGAGCGCGGCGAGGACCTGTCCGATATGCCGGACGAATCGTCCGAGCCGGCCGACGGCGAGGTCGAGGACGACGAGGGCCAGGAAAAAAAAGCGGATACGGCGGAATCGACGGCGCCGGATTCGTAGAGCTCGTCTATCGGATCGTCGTCGGCCGATGGGGGTTTGCGCCGTCGGAGTTCTGGCGCATGTCGCCGCAAGAGTTCTGGGTCATCGCAGACGAGCGGAAGCCAGCGCCCCAAGAGGAGACTGTCGGCGGGATGCCTCGGAAGGTCTTCGATGAGCTCCGCGCGATGCTCGATTAGGAGCGGAGACCATGCCGAGCCTAGGCTCATTGTTCGTCCAGATCGGCGCGAAGACTGACGGTCTCGACAAGGGCGGCGAGCGCGCCAGGCGCACGCTTAAAGATCTCGGCGCCTCGATGCGGGGCGTCATCAACACGGCCGGCAAGCTGGGTGTTGCCGCTGGCGCCGCCGGCGCGGCGCTGATCGCCGGTCTTGCGCGCTCGGGTATGCAGGCGATCGACGCGAACGCGAAGCTCGCCCGGTCGCTGCAGGCTTCCGTCGACGCGATTCGCGGCTTGCAGATCGCCGCGGAGGGCGCCGGGCTCAGCGACCTCGAAGGCTCGCTGAACCGTCTCAACCGACGGCTCGGCGCTGTCGAGATGGGCGGCGGTCCGGCGATCGAAGCGGTCAAGCGGCTCGGCTTGAACCTCGACGAGCTGCGCAAGATGGACGCGGACGAGCGAGTTGCCGCGATCGCGGACGCCGTGCGCGACTTCGGCGGCAGCGCGCAGGAGGCGGCGCGCCATCTGCAGAACCTCGGCTTTGAGCAGCGCGAGGCGCTCGGATTCTTCCGCGCGGGCGGCGACGCGATTCGTGCAGCGCGGCGCGAGGTCGAGGAGTACGGGCTCTCCGTCTCTGCGATCGATGCGGCGAAGATCGAGGCCGCAGGCGATGCGATGCAGCGGATCGGGCGCATCGCCGAAGTCATACGAACGTCGCTCGCGGTCAAGCTCGCGCCGATCTTGCAGGGCCTCGCGGATCGATTCAACGAGCTCGCGCGCGCGAACAACGGATGGCGCGATCAGATCGAGCGCGCGATCGAGGTCGGCATTCGCGGGTTTGGCAAGTTCCTCGACGTGATCCAAGGTCTACGGGTCGCGTTCAAGGCGAGCGAGCTCGTCTTAGTCGGCTTCCGCGCGGCCGTCGTCTCCGTCGCGCAGATCGCGGGCGAGGCGGTCTCGCGCTTGATCGATGAGGTGATCGAGAAGGCGAACGCCGGCATCGATGCGCTCAACAAATTGCCGAAGATCGATATCGCCCGCATCGATCCCGTCTCCGACTCGGCGTTCATGGAGACGCTGCGCGAGATGGGGGAGGCCGCGCGGCAGTCCGTCGGCGAGGTTCGCGCCGAGCTCCACGAGCTCGCAATGCAGGAGTTGCCGAGCGAGAAGTTTGCTCGCTTCCTGGACGAAGTTCGGGCGCGCGCCGACGAAGCGGCGCAGGCCGTCGTTCGCGCCGACGAGGCGCTCCGCGGGATGGAGGTCACGGACCTGCCCGCGGAAGCGGAGGAGGACGAGGGCGAGCGCAAACGCCATCAAGCGGCGCTCGAGCGGCTGCGCGAGCGGGTGATGACCGAGGCCGAGATCCTCGCGAAACGCCACGCCGAGGAGCTCGCGGAGCTCGCGGCGCACAACGAGGCGAAACGTCTGCTCGACGAGGAGTACTACGCGCTCCGGACCGCCCTCGAAGAGAAGCACCAAGAGGAAATGAGGGAATTGCGCGAGCGCGCGATGACGGACGCGGAACGATTCGAGGCCATGAGCCTGCGCGGACGCATCGCGACCGTCACGGCAGGGCTCGCGAGGATGACGGCGGGCGTCGCGCAGCACAACGAGAAGCTTTTCAGGCTCAACCAGGCGGCGGCGCTCGCAGAAGCGGCGATCGCGCTCCCGAAGGCGATTCTCGACTCGTACAAGAACGCCGGCGGCTATCCGTGGGGCATCGCCCCTGCTGCAGCGATGGCGGCGACCGGAGCGGCGCAGATCCAAGCGATCCGGTCCGCAACGTTCGCCGGCGGCGGAGGCGGTGTAGCACCATCGGCCGCCGGCACGACGGCGGCGCCCGCGACGAGCGACGTCGGCGCCGGACAGGGAGGCGGCGGGATCCGAGAGCGGGTCTTCCGTGTGCAGGGCATCTCGCCGAACGAATTGTTCTCTGGCTCTGCGGTGCGCGGCCTCCTCGAGGCGCTGCAGGAAGCGATCGACGACGGCGGCCGGCTGGTATTCGACTGATGATCATCATTCCGAACGACGCAACTTTGCCGAACAATCCGCGGCTCGGCTGGCGGAACTTCGTCACGTCCTCGAACGTCGACGCGTCATCGGAGGCCGATGGGTTTCCGGCGATCAACCTCGGCAATCCGGCGACGTACCTCAAGTGGCGCGCGAGCTCGGCCGCCGCGCAGACCCTCGTGATCGACCTTGCGACCGAGACCGAGATCGATTACATCGGCATCGCAAGCCATAACCTCGGCTCGGCTGGGATTGCCTACGAGCTCGAATCGAGCAACGACTCATCGACGTGGACGTCTCGCGCGAGCGGTGCGCCGACGAATGACCGCGTCGTGTTTCACGAGTTCGCGCTGACGCCCGCGCGCTACTGGCGGCTCTCGCTCAGCGCCGGGACGGCAGCGCCGGAGATCGCGGTGCTCTATCTCGGCCGCGTCACGATCCTCGAGAGGCGCATCTACGTCGGACACACGCCGATCACGATGGGGCGCAAGCGACAGACCTCGACCGGCCGCAGCGAGCGCGGGCAGTTCCTCGGCCGCATCCGATTGAGCGAGACGCTCGAGTCGACGATCGCGATGCAGAACATCGACCCCGACTGGTATCGGGACGAGCTAGACGGGCTCATCGAGGACGAGGATCTCAATCCGTTCTTTTGGGCGTGGCGCCCCTCTGACTTCCCCGAGGAGGCGGCGTTCGCGTGGTCAATGGGCGACATCGTCCCGGTCAATCAGCGCAGCAACGGAATGATGCAGTTTGAGGCGCGGATCCAGGCGATCAGGTGAGCGATGGACATCGTCGAGATCGTCGAAATTGACATACCGTTCTGCCGGCTGACGTATGGTGTCGCGCCGTGCGAGGCCGAGCTCGGCGTGACGGGCGAGATCAAATGCTTCAACACGCGGCGCACCTGCCAAGACATAGAGAACTTCGATCCGGCGCCGCTGACGCTGCGATTCACCCATCCGTCGCTCGAGCTCGACTACGACGCGATTCCGTCGCTCGAAAGCGTGAGCGTGACGCCGCAGGTCGCGGATCCGGGCGTCTCGATGGGGCAGCGCGAAAGCGTGCGCGTCGTGCTCGCCGATCATCCTCACTCCGACGCCGGGCTCGACAAATACCTTGCAGAGCGCGACTACGATGCGTTTCGCCGCGGCACGTTCTGGGGGAAGCTGCGCGCGCGCATCACGACGCTCAAGGGGCTGCCGCTGCGCGTGCGCATCGGCGAGCGCGGCCGGCCGCTCGAGGACATGCGCACAGCGCACTATCTCATCGAGAGCACCGAAGGACCGGACGGGCGCGTGTTCTCGATCACGGCCAAGGACGCGCTCAAGGTCGCGGATGGCGATCGCGCGCAGGCGCCGGCCGCATCGCGCGGACAACTCGCCGCGGCGATATCCGAGAGTGATTTCTCGCTGACGCTCACGCCGGCCGGGATCGGCGACATCGACTACCCCTCGAGCGGCAAGGCGTGTATCGGCGGCTCTGAGATCGTGACCTTCACGCGCTCGGGAGACAACATCACGTTGACCGGCCGCGGTGTCTCGAATACGGAGGCGACATCACACCAGGAGGGCGAACTCTTCCAGCTCGTGCTCGAGTACAACGCCGAGACCGTCGCGAACATCATCTACGATCTATTGATCACGTACACGGCGGCCGATCCCGCGTGGATCCCGCTCGCCGACTGGCAACAGGAGGTTGATGACTTCATCGGCCGGCTCTATTCGGCGGAGATCGCCGAGCCGACGCCGGTGCGCGATCTCATCAACGAGCTGATCGAGCAGGCCGGCCTCGTGCTCTGGACGGACGTCTACGCGCAGCAGATCCGTCTCCAGGCGCTCCGCCCCGTGCCGGCCAGCGCCGAGATCATCGACGAGGAGCGGATGCTCGAGGGCACGTTCCGGCAGGTCGATCAGCCGAAGAAGCGCGTCTCGCAGTCATGGACGTTCTACGGCCAGATTCGCCCGACTGAGCAACTCGACAACCGGCTCGGCTATCAATTCGCGGCGATCGGCGTCGACCTAGAGTCCGAGGCCGAGCACAACGACGAGCCGGCGATCAGCAAGGTATTCTCTCGATGGATTACCGGCACGAATCGCGCGGCGGCCGAGCGGCTGAATGAGTTGAAGCTCGCGCGCTACGCTCAGGCGCCGCGGCGGTTCGAGTTCGGCTTGTTCCGTACCCATCCGGTCGAGCCTGTCATCGGTGCCGGAATTCAGATTCAGCACCGGGCGCTGCAAGACGAGACGGGCGGTCAGCTGATCGTGCCGGCGCAGATCATCTCCGTCGCGCGTTCACGCGACCGCTGGGGCGTCGTCGCCGAGGAGATGGCCTTCCGCGGCGATATCGGTTCGCGCACCGTATTCCTCGACACGGATATGTGGAACATCAACCTGCGCGAGCTCTATGACCAGATCTACAGCGCGCCGACGATGTACGACACGATCACGTTCGTCGTCGCCGAGGGCGTGCAGATCGGCTCAGGCCCGAGCACCCTGATCAACTACAACCGCACGATCGCAATG